GAAATGCAATTGCACCGGGTATTGGTGGTTTTCTCGGTAAAGCAGTTGGCGGATTATTTAGTTAGGAGATATTATGGGAATGTATGACAACTTACTTGCACAAGAGAGACAAAGAGTAGCTACAGAAGCAGCAAATATGCAAGGTAGTGGTAGTGTTTATCTTGCTGCTGAAGGTGCTGAACAAATGCGACAAGGCATGCGAGGTATGCTTGGCATAGAAGAACCTGTAATTGCACAAGAACAAGCAAGAATGGCACAAGAGCAAAAACTGAAATCTATATTGCAAAAATACTCTTCTATGAATACTCGTGAAGATTATACAAATGCTGTTAATGAATTGTTTTCTAGTGGTTTTCCTGAGTATGCTGCTAAAGTACAGGAAATGATGGCTAATCTTCCACAAGAAGAAAAAGAACCAGAACTTAGCACTAAAGAAAAAACTATGGAAATGGCAGAACAGTTTCATCAATGTGCCATTGATGCTGGTGGCTGGAGAAAATCTGATGAAGCGTGTAAAGCTGCTGTTAAAAAGACATTTATTGAGATGCAAAGAGGTACTGCTGATGAAGCAGGAATGATAGAGGCTTCTAAATTAAATTCTAAAGCAGTTCAGGCAGCACAAACAACAATATATCTTAATTCTGACCAATCAGCAGATTCAATAAACTCTATTGACCAATCAATAAACCTGTTAGATGATATTTATGCTGGTACAAGTGCTGAAAGCATAAGTGGCTTTAAGAGATTATTAGTTGGCTTAGGAATTGTAGATGCAGATGTAAACGCCTCAGAAGAATTGTTTGTTCGTAACTCTATGAAATCTGTAACTGATTGGATTCAAAAAACCAAAGGCTCAATATCAGATAAAGAAATGGATGCTTTTATTGCAGCATCACCGGGTTTAACTAACACAAAAGCTGGTAATTTATTAATTCTTAAAACTATGCGAGAAGCAGCAGATTATTATGTCCGTCTTGAAGCAGAATACAATGACTGGAAAACTAAAGCTGATAAAGCTGCTAGAGCATCTGGCGTACCAGTATCAGAAGTTGATTGGAGAATACACTTAGAAAAATGGTACAGAAGTGGTGGCAAACCTAAATTACCAACAGCACAAGAAATTAAAGCTGCTTTAGAAAATGATGGTGATGAAAACATTGGTGATAATAAAGCCGAAGATATATATGATTACGAGGTCGGAGGTTAATAATGGCAGAAACTAAAACGCATAATTTCACACATCCAATATCAGGTTTTACACTTAAATTTCCGTGGAACAATGGTCAAAAACCACCTGTAGAAATAGTAAATGATGCTTTTGCGAACATGGATTTTAATGGTGAATTAGTTTTTGATGATTTAACTAAAAATTATAGTTTTAGTGAAAGATACAGTAATGACTTACGACAGCATTATGACGATATTGAAACGCCTGTAGAAGATTTACAAGAAAAAGACTTTGAGTATTGGAATCAGATTGAGTACAACCTAACTAGAGGTGGTAACTTTGCTCTTAAAGATATGTCACAACTGCCTTTAGCAGAAAGACAAAAAATATGGAGAAGGTTTAACGCATACGATAGAACCAATCCTAGAGGAGATGGTTCAAGAGACTTAGTAGAGCAAGTAAAAGGAGTAGGTGCTGCTTTTTTAACTGACTTTACTAATCTTGCTGGTGGTGGTGTTGCAAAAAATGTAATACAACAAGCAGCAGGTAAAGGTGCTTTACGATGGATGGTTAGAAATGTATTGTTTCCGGGTACAGCAGGTGCAAGTTGGGCTTCACTTTCAGATGCAGAAAGACAAATTATTGAAAGAAACCTCGTTGATGAGCCATTTAAAGAAGATTTTGATTACAGCAGACTTGGTAGAAACGCTATGATGGGTTTTGTTGCTGCACCTATGACAAAGCCTTTAGTTTTAGGTACATCAAAATTTTTTCAAGTTGCGACAAGTCCAATAAAAGCTGGAAAACAAGGCTATGAGTCTATTCTTGATATTTTAGGTGCTTCGACAGTTGCAAAAAAAGGAGTAGTAGACGAGGCTCAAGCTGAGTTTGGATTTTCTCAGCCAAGTTATATTGGAAGAATAAAGAAAAGTTTAGAAGATATAGCTGCTGGCAAAAAAGATAATACACCAAGTGGTGCGGATGCAGCGAGAGCAGCTAATATTTCTCTAAAGAAAGAATTAGAAGAAGTAGATGAAGTATTTAAGACTAGATACAGAAACATTGGTGAACTAGATATTAGTGCAAGAGAGGTGCAAGATTTATATAACAATCTAATAGAAAATGTGCCAAAAGACCAACTTGCTAACCTAACATTTTTAATGACTCGATTAAAAAGAACACCGAGCAACATTGCAATTAAAGGAGACCAATTAACACCCACACAAGTTATAAGAAGAATGCGTAGGATTATTGGTGATGCTACTTATAATCCAAACAATGCAAACATTAAAGAAGTTTTAGAATTTCATAATGATATAGTTAGAAAAGAATTTGCTAAATGGGCTAAAAAAGCTGGTAAAGGTGATGAAGTAAAAGCGTTAGATGATGAATTTAGTCAATATGCACAATTAAGTGGGGCTATAAAAAATGCAGCAGAAGAAGAAAGTAAAGCGCAAAATTTAATTTATAGCTTAGTCAACAACCCAGCTAAATCATCTATTTTGTTGGATGAATATTTTGAAGATATTAAAAAGATTGCTTTGCATTCTAAAAATAAAGACCTTGTAGAAAATCATAAAGAGTTATTAAGAAATACTCTGAACGAAAAGCTATTTGAAAGTGATGGGTTTTTAAGATATTTTAAAACTGAATCTGGCAGACAAACTCTGCAAAAACTTTATCCTGGTGCTAATGATATAAATATGAATAGATGGGCTACTATTCTTGAAAATGCAGATGGCAAGGGAAGTGCTGCTGTATTTTGGGGAAGGTTGATTGCAAGTAGTATTGGAGGTGGCGGTGGATTTTTGTTAGGCGGTGGTGCTGGTGCTTTAGCAGGAATAACAGCTTTAAATACTCTTTTGAGCAGTCCTATATTTCAAACTGCTGTTATGAACGCATATTCTAAGAGTGGGATTAACGAAAAAGCTATGGGCGCAATAGAAAAAATGCTTAGAAACAAGAAAGTACCTGAAGAACAAATACCAATTTTTTTAAGAGCAATAAGAGGTGATATTCCTGCTGCTCAATTAACAAAGCAAGGCGTTTCCAACATACCTGAAGAAACCAAAGATTCTATAGGTGAAGTTTGGGGATTTGGAGAACCAATAACTGAAAGGACAAGCGATTAATATGGACATACAAAAATATCTTTCTGGCATGCTTGGTTACAATCCAAATGTAGATTATGTAGATGAACAACAATTTACAGCAGATGGAACACCAATTCCATTTAGTCAGCAATTGCTAGCTACAGAAGCAGTACCTAAAATGATGACACCTCCTGAACCTGATAGAGTCTACGAGGCTAATGATGTTGGACAAGAACTTAAAAAAGCACTTATAGCTGGTGCAAAAGAATTTTTAGGTGGCGGTATGTTTTCTCAAACTGCTAAAGATACTGGTGGTAGAAATACACCTGTAAAAAGATTACCAAGTCTTAAAACTTCTGAAAAGCCTGGATACATGATGGCTGAAGGTACTAATTTCTGGAGTGTAAATGAGAAAGACCCCTACTGGCAGACTAAACAAGGTTATGATGAAGCTGTAGCTTTATATGGTTTTAAGCCTGCTTGGGTCAACAACCCTGTAGAGCAAGAGAATACATTTGCTAGTCTTGAGCCTACAGTTATGGCTTCTAACTTAAAGAAATACTTCTGATGCACGGTATGTTTGAAACAGCAATGCCTTTAATACAAGAATTTGAAGGCTATAGAGATACAGGCTACTATGCTACTGATGATGAAAAAGCAAGAGGTATAGTAACTGTAGGTTATGGTTCTACTCACAGAGTAGGTCATGGTGAGAAGATAACTGAAGAACAAGCAAACCAGTTTCTTATGGAAGATATGATGGAAGCCGAAGAGGCTGTAGATAGATTGGTGAGTATTGACCTTAACCCTAATCAAAGAGCAGCATTAACCTCTTTAATTTTTAATGTAGGACAAGGTAATTTTGCTAAGTCTAAGGCTTTAGTAGCACTTAACTTAGGTGACTTTGAAGCATTTAAGAAAGAAGCCTTTGGTGAGAATGATGGCTTCGTCTATAGTGGTGGTGTTAAGTTAGATGGACTCATTAATAGAAGAGCCAAAGAAAGAGATGTATTTACTGGTGGTATGTTAAGCGTAAACTAGATTTAAGAGGGTTTTTTACCTTTCCTAATTTCATATTTAAAAGACTTTGGAAGGCGTTTTGCATCTTCTAAAGTCATTGGTCTAGTGCAAAGCCCTAATTTATCTATTCTTGCTCTCATCTCATCATCACGAAGTTTTTCTGCAATACTTTGTTGTTTTTTATTCATTAGATTTTAGGAACTCTTAACTGTTCTTGCATACTAACTGTTATCTCACCATTGAGGGCAAGCACTTTAATCATACGAGAGCGTGACATTCCTAATCTTTTAGCTTTAGCAGATAGATATTCTGCATCCTCTTCATCAACCTTAAAGTTGATAACTGTATATTTTTTTTCTTCCATCCCACAAGTATATCGTATAGTATACTCAAAGTCAAACTAAAAAAGGATGAAAAACTCGTAAACCCTTGTTTACTCTATCTTTCCGTATACAGCTACCTCATAATCATCGGTATGTGGAAGTGTTATACCATGCTCTGCTGCAAGCATATCAATATCACATAAGAAGTCTACAAACTCAGATACATTTAAGTCTTTAGTAGACTCAATGCCAAACTTCTCTTTAAGTGTCTTGTGCATTTCTGGTTTAGAGTTACCTACCTCTTCTGCGAATATATCTCTCCACAGAAAGTATAAGCGACTCTGAGCATCTGACCTTTTAGGCTTACCCTCATAGATACAAACTGTGGCTATATCCACATTTGGGTTTTCTCTGTAAAAGTCTTGTACTAAGGTTTTAAAGATAGCTTCTTTAGGCTCACTTCTTTTAATAACTCGATTAATCATTTGATGTCTTTATCTATCATGCTATCGATTTGAATTTGTATCATTTCTTTAGCTTTCCTTAAGTCAGTTATTTGCCCCTCACCTTCATGCTTATAAGGAAATCTTGTAAGATACTTTATAGCATTACCAATTGCCCAATTCATATCATGGTCGATAATATAATCTTTAGGCTGTATCTTCCCTTTTAAGTAGTGTGAGGGGTTGTTTACAATATTAAAGTCTTTAGCCACCAATCCACCCAAACAATAAAGCTAAAACAAAAATCCCTAGAAACACAGTAAGGGATTTATTCTCTAATACCTTTTCTATTACTTCTTTCATCATCTTCTCCGCTTGTTATAAAAATTTAGGACACAGACCTAGCACACTAAAAGATTGGAAGCACTAAATTAGTGGAGCATTACGCCCAAAAAAAATTTGCTTTGCTATGCCCTAAAGTTTTAAAACACCCTCCTCTATCATTATCTTTTGTGTTCTTATAACTGCCCTGAGTGCCTGATTGTCTACCCACTCTTTAAGATATGGAGGATTGACACTCTTTCTACCATCATAAATATCATGGCAATTAGCACATGCGTACATAATATGGATGTCACTTTGTTTACTTCCCATACCGCCACCATTAAGATGAGCTGCAACAACAGTTTCAGTTCCCGGCAAGCACCCTTCTAGCCTTAATTGGCAGACTTTGTATTGTGCTGACTTGGTGTATTTACTCACTAATGCGTTCCCACGCATCTTGCCATTCATCATATTCTTCGTTGTCTAATAAAAGACTAATTGACTCGTTAATGCTATGAAGATAATCCCAATTTCTATTTGAATATTTATGCTGACTATGTTCTTTATCAAGAATTAATAAAACTTTTAAAGCAATATCTTTTTCTTCTTCTCTAATATCTAAAGTTTTTATGCTTTTCCATATTTTTTCTACTCTGCCAATTACAACGCTCATCCTATTAACTCCTTTCCGTTAAGTATCGCTTTACCTTTAACAATCTCTACTATCTGTACAGCAAAGTTGCCATTCTTCCAAAAATCTACGATGGCTACAGCGTGATTCCAATTGTGGAGTCTGCCTCTGAGCCAAGTATTCTTTTGAGCATTCATGTTTTTAAGACAACCTAAAGACCAAGACGATATAGCACCATCCTGTAATCGAGTCATCGAATATCTCTGGAGGTCATGTGTGTGTCCGTATATGAGATTACATCCATACGATTCCAAATGTTTCTTGGCATGTGTAGGCGTTACATAAGCACCATGAATAAACGAGAGTTTGCCTATGGTTAAAACTTCATTGTATTTCTTAAAAGTAAAGCCACGCTCATCCCACTTACAGGCTTCACGAAACCTCAGTTCTTCAAGGTAAGGGTTTTCATCAACAAAGAAATCAAGCCATTCATCATGGTTGCCCTGACAGATATATTTTTCAGTACACCCTACTTTAGCTAAAGCCTCATCCACCCTGTCCAGTTCTTTATTAACCTGTGATACTTCTTTCTCTACCATAGGCAGAATATATTCTAGTGGTGGTCTTTTTCTTCTTTTCCACCTATGCCCAGATACGCTTTCCCATTCCCCTACATCTCCGAGGTTAATGAATATATCTGGCTTGGCTTGTTCTATGACTTGTAGTGCTACATTAACTGCTTTAACATCATGTATAGGATAATGTTGGTCTGGAAATACGACTGCTCTTCTCATTAATACTCCAATAGTTCAGCTATCTTTTCTTCTTCTAATCCTTTAC